AACATACAATAGAAAGCATCTGACAAGTTTCTAGAGGCATCTTGACAATATGCTTGTCAGGTAGATGTCTAGCGGATAGAGTTGGTGATGGATCAGTTACAAAAATATTCAAGGTTCTAATGCAATGTAGTATGTTAAGTCTACATCAGTATTAGTCCATTCGGAAATCAAATGTTTAGATACCTTAACAGTATAGTCACCTGGTAGAACACGAATGTTCTCAATCTTAAGGTCAAGACTAAACGTGCCAGTAGCAGTTCCTTGTATTGTAATGTCGTAGGTATTGCTAGTATCGTTTTCCTTATCCCTGAGAATAAGTTTGATAGTGTCAGATCCTTCTTCGGAAAAGAATGTAAGATCAGGCAAACTATAAATGGCGGATGCCTTCTGTAATGCTAGAAGGTCATCACTAGAAAGATTGAATTGAAGATCAGAACCAGGAAAATTTACATTTCTTTCTGGTGCAGACTTAAGAGTAATCTCAGGATCAGAAAAGTAGTACTTAGCAGATTGACGACCACCTTTTATGTTTACAAAATCAGAAGTTGTAAACTCTAATTGAGGATCGTTGAACAAAGAGATACCACTAAGAAACTGACTTAGGTCATAGATTGCAAAGTCAGAGGGGAATACTTCTTCACCAGTAAACTTTGCTAGAATATTCTCTGCATTAGAGATTGTTCTTACAGTACTTCCTTTACGAAAAACAATAGAAGAGTTGATCGTACTAAAATTTTTAAGAACGTCTAGTGTTTTTTTAGATAAAGTAACTTTACTCATGATGTAGATTTGTTGTGAAAATGTAGAAGTAATACTGCGTAGTGAACAACTTTGAAGATGTCCTTTTTTGCTGTACCCTTCTTGTCATAGCGTGAAGCATATTTTAGTATGTTAGACCTACAGAATGCTTCTGCGTCACCAATAGCATCAATAAGATCAAGGGTTTGAACCCCATCACTTTGACTATAGTGTGCTCCATAGGTATTGGAGATGTAGTCAGAGATCTCGTCAAGAATCTCTTTCTCATTGTATTTCAATTCTTACTCCAGACATGTTCTATGTCTCCATGATAACATTGAAATTCATTTCCGTCAAGGTCAATCACATTAATTTTGTGATTTGCTTTCCACTCCTCACCTCCGTCTCCCATAATGCGAACACTCCTGCCGTCTTTAAGACGGAGGATGTGTCCTAGATATCCGTTAAACTTCTCCTTCATTACTCTCCTCCTTGTCAAGGTCAACTCCTGCATCAATCTTATCATACAATTCTATGAAAGATTGCTTTGTCTCTTCATCAAAACGATTGACGCAAACTTTAATAGCTTTCACACGATTGTTCCAGATAGCATATGCTCTCACAATGTGAACAAGTCTTCTTGTACTGATGACCTCATCAATACCACCATCTTTGAAAGTTCTACGGATGATGTCTGCCCAGTTAGCAAGATTCTGATAAAACTCTGTGTCATTCTTGCCAATATTGGCAGCAACTTTTTCAAGAATCTTCTGCTCAGTTTTAGGAGTAGGATACTCTTGCTCAAATGTCAAAGCAAATCTCTCAAGGAATGCTTCGTTCAAAACATTAGTACCAATGAATCTACCATCATCAGAACCTTTACCTTTTGTGTTGGCAGTAGCAATGATGTTGAATCCTGCAGCAGGTTTTACATACTTACCAATCTTCTTAAGGAAAACACCTTTACCTTCAAGAACAGATTGTAGACATAGTATCTTGTTAGATGCAAGATCAACTTCGTCTAGAAGTAGTACAGCTCCCCTTTCCAAAGCTTCAACCACAGGTCCGTTGTGCCAAACAGTATTACCATTAACAAGACGGAACCCACCAATAAGATCGTCTTCATCGGTTTCAATTGTGATGTTCACACGTATTAATTCTCTATTTAGATTTGCACATGCTTGCTCAACAGAGAATGTTTTACCGTTACCTGACATACCAGTAATAAAAACTGGATAGAACATTTTAGATTGAATAACTTTTTTTACGTCAGGAAAGTTACCGAAAGGAACATAACTATCATCCTTAGCAGGAATCAAATTTTGTACGACGGCGGGCATAGCTGCAGGTGCATTGAAAGTTTGCTCAAGTTTTTCTTGAACAGTAAGATTCCACTTACCAATGCCTTGCTTATAAGATTTAAGTCTTTTCTTTACAGTAGCAAGAGAGCAATTGAAATGCTCAGATGCTTCAAAGAGTTGCTTAGTGTTTACCTCAGTACCTACCTTATCGGAAAGGTATGTAACTAGGTCTTCAGTTGTAACAGGAACTGGTTCAAAAGGCATGGGTCTAATAATGATGTGTATGAATATAGTATAGGGTGTGGTGGGGTTGTGTTCAACCCCTTGTGTGCCACTTTGTCAACTGACATACCCTATGAAAGAACTGAGTAGTTTTTTGTTGGTAGATTTATTACCTAGCATCTTCTTGAATGCTTTGGAGATCTCACCTTTTTGAGCACCAGACTCAACATTGAACTCAACATCTTTGTTTAGTGATCTACTATTGATAACATACAATGCACTGTATGCTTTTGGATTAGTTATAATAGCAGACTTCTCTTTTTTCCACTGCTTTTGTATCTCAGTATACTTTTCAAAGTTTGCATACCTACCAACAAAACCAGAGAGTGAAGAACCGTCAAGAATACGGAACCCAATAACATTTACAGCAGGATTACGATCACGTAATTGTTGAATGAAAATGTTAGTGCAGTTATCATACTCAAAAGGAGCATAGGTGCGACCAGTTTTACGATCACGAAGAACTGCTGACCAATCAAGACGACGAACATGAATCTTGTGCTCGTCTTGGTATTCATCATAAAACTCTTTACCATATCCAGTTGTACATCCTTCGCCATCAGATAAGATGCAAAGATTTACTTTCTGTAGATCATTCTGTTTCTGGAAATTAGGAATGATGTAGTTCATCATAACTATTGCTTCATTTAAAGGAGTTCCAGAAAGTTGAAGACCTATTGTGTACTGGTAGTTAGTGTAGTTTCCGTAGTAAGAAGCTTCTCTCCAGAGATTCCTGCACATACGCTCATAGTCTTTACCATTAGAACGAGATGAAACAAAGTTTACTAGGTGGAACCAATCATCATTGATGTAAACCTCATTCTTTACAGCATTCTCTTTCTTGTATGAATAAGAATCATAATAAGGATCTTCATGATTTATAGATCTCTCAGCAGCAATCCAGTCATTAGTAAATCCATAAACTTCAAATGGAATCTGAACTTTTTTACAGAATGAAGTTAGGTTAAGTAACTGTTTTACAGTTGCAAGGATCTCATGTTGCATAGAACCAGACCAATCAAGAAGGAATAGAAGACCGTGATTCTTACCATCAGGAAGAACAGTTATTTTTTTGAAGATGTCTTCGTTATAAAGATAAGTATGTAACTTTGTAGTATCAAGCACACCAGTTTTAGATTGACCAGCACGAGCATAAGCGTCAGCAGACTTACGGCACTCAAATTCTTTAACAAGATAGTTTACCTCCTTCTGAGATTGCTTACGGAACTCATTGTATAAATGGTCAACTTCTGCATAAGCAACAGACTCAACTGCTTGACTATCAATCCAGTCGTGTAGTTTTTTCCAATCAACAACATGTTTATCTAGGTTGACTTTCTCAGGAATCTCAACATAGGTTAAATCTTTTGAGTCAGGAGAAGAAAGTTTTTCTGATGCATCATCAAAAGAACGTTGAGTAGAAGATTCATCACCACCTTCAGAACCTGCACCGTCTTCTTCTTCATCTTCATCATCCCAATCGTCAATAATATCCTCTTCAATCTCAGATTCAATTTTTGCAGTATTACCACCAGAAGATGCTCCACCTGATTGAGGTTTTGCATTTGGTTGATCTTCATCACTAGACTCATTATCTTTTTTATCAGATGATGCAGAATCACTTCCTTGAAGAACATTAGCATTAGATTCAGACTCATCAGGAGTAGATGGTATCTCTACCTCATTCTTTTGTTCTTGACTAAATGCATATACATCTTGAGCAATCTGTAGAACTTCTTCAAAGGTCTCAGCAAGATCAGTACGAGCAACAAATAACTTTTCTTCTATAGAGAATGGAATCAATGCACTAGCACCAATCTTGAAGTGAAGATTGATACGGTCAATCAAACTATAAGTGCTAAGATCTTCACCTTGAACACTGAAGAAATCCATGTCATGTAGTTCTTTGTATCCTTTAGCAAAAGACTTGTTAAGACCTGGAAACTTACGCTTCATTAGTTTCTCAATACGTGCATCCTCAATAACGTTTACGAAATCTTTAGGGCAATCTGCACTATCTCTCCAATCTTCGTTAGGTGTGAACAATGCATGTCCTACTTCGTGACCTACTAGCATGTCATATACTGTGCTAGATGCTTTGTCCCACATTGGTAATGTCAATACACGACGATCTACGTCAAACATTGCAGTAGAAACTTTACGATGTTCTACAATAAGGTTCTCAGTAGCAAGTAGTCTTGCAAGGTTACCTTTGATTTCTTGTTGAGTGTGCATGTGTCTTTGTGTCTGATGTATACATCATAGCAAAGAAAGTTATCTAGCCAACCAGTGCATGTGTCACTTCGTGAACTGTCTCCTCAATGGTAGAATAATTTTTATCTTTATTTACAGTTATAGTTCTATCAAATTTATCATCTAGTCCTTGTTTATGACTTATGACAAAGACTTTTGTATTCTCGTCAAAGTTTCTAAGTATCCATCCTAGATCAGATGTACCAGATTGGTCAAGAGATCCATCAAATATCTCATCTAAGATAAGTAAATTAGTATCCACGCTATTCTTAAGCTTAGCAATACTGCGCCAAGTGAGCAACAGAGCGATATCAATACGAGCTTTTTCGCCTTCGCTGAAACTATCATAGGAAAATACGTCACGGTACCTAGACTTAATTATCTCATCAAAGTTTTCGTCAAGTGTAAAATTGACATAAAACTCCATCCTTTGTAAGAAATCGTTAATTAACTTATTCATCGTAGGAAGATAAGTCTTGATAATCCTAGTCTTTATACCATTATCTTTAAGTAGTTGTCCTGCTGTTGTCAGGACATCACGATCTTTCTTTAGGTCAGCATGTTGTTTACTAGATTCCTTTTTATTACTTACAAGAAGTTGCAATTTATCATACTCTGCTTTTTTATCAGGTGTAGATCCTTCCAATTCTTTGATCTCATCTTGTAATGATTCAATCTGTTTACGAATTGTTAGTAATTGAAAATTGGTTTGAGAAATTGTTGTATTGATATTGTTTACTTCAGTTGAGAGTTCAGTAAATTTATCATATCTTTTTTGCTCATCGGTTATTGCTTTCTGTAAATCTTCATAACCAATGTTCATCTCATCAACCTTAGTTTTTCCTGCTTCTAATTTCTCATTACGAAACTCTTCTGATAGTTCCTGAGTACACGTTGGGCACACATGATTGGACTCAAAGAATTTATGTTCCTTCTTACATGTGTTCAACTTATGTGTCAACTTGATCAAGTATGTGTTCAACTTGCTCAATTTTTCAGTAGACTTAGAATACTCCTGCATTTCTTTATTAAGTTTACAGATTTGCTCTGTAAGAATTGTTACCTCTTCAGCACCTTGGAGTTCTGTATTTTTATACTCGTTTATCTTTTCTTTCTTACGATCAATATCCTCCTGAGTTTTTTTCTCTAGAGAGAACATATGTTGTTTTTGTAATTCTATTCTATCTTTAAGTAAATCAAGTTGATAATCAATATCACGTAGCTCCTCATTATTACCACGCATCTTATCTTTAAGGAGAACATTCATTGTGGAGAATACTTGAATGTCTAGAATGTCTTCAATAATCTCACGACGTTGACCACCAGGTAATTTCATGAATGGTACAAATGTAGATGATCCCAGTACAACAATCTGTGTAAATGATTTGTAGTTCATCTTGAGAACATTTGCCTCAAAGTTTTTCTGCTGTTCTAGTTGACTACTGTCTTGATTCCATGCCTGTCCATTGCAATAGATCTCAAACTTACTGGGTTTCATACCACGTATAACTTTATATTGTATCTTACCAATACGAAACTCAATCTCTGCTACACAATCTTTTTCATTGATACTATTGACCAACATACTTTTACTAATCTTACGAAACGGTCTTGCAAACAAAGAAAAAGTAAGAGCATCCAGAATGGTACTCTTACCTGCACCGTTGCTACCAACGATTAAGTTTGTTCTTGCGGTTTCTAAATCAATTTCACTAAACACATTGCCCGTAGAAAGAAAATTCTTCCAACGGATCTTTTCAAATACAATCATTATTTGGGATCATCAGGTGGTATTAAAAAATCGTCAGGTGTGATTATGGAAAAACGTTGTCCACGGTCTTGACATGCTCCTATTATAACATGATCTTCCATTTCCACAACCTGCATATCTGGGTAATCTTCTTCTTGTATCATCATCAAGTATCTATTAGCATCATCTACCTCAGTCCAAATAGGAATAACGCGATTTTCATCATCATCATGTAGAGAAAATACACCTTCGGGATGGTTTGCTACAGTTAGAACGAACATTAGACTACTTGACAGCTTTCAATATATAGGTTTCTCATAAGTTTCTTGAGTTCAGATTTATCTACGGAGATCTCTACTTCATCAATGTATTCATTGAGAAGTGTCATGGTATCTTTGGTTTCTAAATCTGTATCATCTATACCATCAGCATCTACAAGTGTCTCAACAATCTTTACATCATGAGCACCTACGTTGTAAAGACGATCAACCAATGTCTCAAACATCTGGTAGTCTCGTTTCTCTTCAACAATGATCTTGATGAACTTGTCTTTATAATCAGATACATCTGATTTGTTGTAGTCATACTTGGCATCATCATAGAAGATCTTCTCAAAGATTTCGTATGGATTTGAGACAAACCTAAGTCTATCACTTTCAGTATCGTAAATATGAAATCCACGAGAGTCCTTATAATCATTCCAATACATCTGATATGGATTACCTAGGTATTGCACATTACCATGTTTTGATTTGTGGTGAAAATGTCCAGACCAGACACGTTTAAATTTCTTGAAGTCAGATACTTTGAAACCTCCTTCAAAATGCATACCTGGTGTTACCTCAAAACCATCACACTCAAGGTGACCACACATAATTTCTGATTCACCTTGATTAATATATTCTAGACACTGTTCTCTATTACCTGAGTTAATCCAAGGCATCATTAGAAACTTCTTGTTTCCAAATTTAACATTCTTAGGTTCTGAGTAGATAGTAATGTTACTATACTTTTCTAATAAAAGCTCTGGTGAATTGATGGCATTTGTATTCTTGTAATAAGTACAATGATTTCCTAGAAGCATATGAACATCATAATCTACCAACCGTCTGAAGTAATTAGTATCAACACGGTTAAAAGTATTATAGTCCATAGACTTTCTGTTATCAAAAGTGTCACCCAAATCAATGATCGTGGTGATACCTTCTTTTTCAAGAGTAGGAAAAAAGATATTATCATAGAACTTTTGAAAATAGTTCCAGAAGTTGATGTTGCCTTTTCTTCCATCAAGATGCTGATCAGTTATTAGTGCTATTTTCACCCTATGTCCTCTGGTGCAGGAATACCTTTACTTTTTCTGAATGTCTTTTTCTCATAGTCAAAATCAGGATGTGGTGCAGCAGATACTACTGGATCTTTTGTCTTGTTTTTGATGACAATAAATCTGTCAGCAGCAAATGTCCCTGCTAAATTTACCTCAATCTCATCTCCATCTTTCCAATTAACACTACCATCTTTTTTAGTGTGTAGCATTGCTTCTTGGATCTTATCAATGATTTCCTTCGTTAATTTCATACTCAATTTCAATAACTTTAGATGATCTTCCCATAGAGTTTGCTCTAGTCATTTGTTTCATTTCACCACCCAAGAGAATAGTAAGTTCTTTTATCCTTGTGATGATCCTTTGTTTGGATTCATTCATTGAGGTCTATGATCTCTCATTCCATCGTGGTTACCATCACCAGGTAATTTTCCATATGCAAGATATTCTATTGCTTGCAGAGAACCCTCTAGTCTAGTTAAGTCTTTTTGAATACGATGATACTCATCATGAGCTTCTTTTACTTCTGCTGCTCTAGCAGATAGTTGAGCAGTTCTTTTTGTAAAACGCTCAATAAGTTGGTCGTAATTTTCTGTTGGTTTCTTTGTTGTCATTTTGTGTTTTGTTGTAAACTATTACTCTTGTACCGTCATGGGTAAAAACGAGTTCATCATCGTCATCCCAACACAGTTCTTGATACAATGCGTTTAATTTACGCATGTCATCATAAAGACTACTGGACATCAGCGATTCATTTTTGTTTCAATGTTTTCTTTAATACTACCCATATCTGAATAGGAAGCATTCATACCTGACATATTACCAGTATATCTGTCAGTGTGCATAACTTCGTCATATCCTGACCTTTCTAAGATCTTTCCTTTAATTTCTAGTTGCTTCTTTTCCTTCTGAATCCTACGCAAAAAAGCATAGTAAATGATTTGGGTAAAGTAAGCAAATGGATTTTTGGATTTTTCTGGATTAAAATTATCAATGTACTGTAGACAGTTTTCAATGCCATCACAGATCATGTCCTCACGAAACATGTAGTTGACAAAGTTTGGTTTATAAGATAAGTGTGTTGCGATCTTTAGAAAGCAACTGCCAAGATAGTTTGTAACTCTTGGACGGGGTTTGTCTGCTTCTTTTGCAGCAAAAACTTTCTCACGATAGTCTGTTATCGCAGCTAGGAATTCTTTATTGTTTACATAATATTCTGTCTTTTTTCTTGTCATTACTGCGTTGAATGATGTCTTTAGTATAGCAAACTAAATTACTTTTGTAAAGGGGACTTGACAAACGTTACAAACCTCAGTACAATTAACCTTGTAGAGGTTCAGAAGGAATATACTAGCTCTTTTTAAATATATTTTCTAACGATTTTTTCATGTCTGTTACAGATCCTAAGTAACCAGATCCTCTTGGTAACTTACCTCCTTTACCGTTTAGAGACTTTCCATTTTCCATTCTTAATAAAGTCTCCTTGTAAAAATCTACAATAGGACCTTCTATCTCACTTACTGTGATTATGTGATCTCTGTTTATAATAAACATTTTATCAAACGTGGCGCAAACCCACTCTCTAAAAGAAAATCCAGATATCTCTAATGCTCCTTTTCTTTGCTTGGCTGAATCTACTTGCAGAGGATTTTCTAGCATAACTTTATCTTCATCCTCTAGGTAAACTACTTTAGAGACTATTTCCTCTCCAGTAATTAATTTTACAGTAGCGAAAAATTCTTCTCCCATATTTAACTTGCTCTAAGGTTTACTTTAATAACTTCATACTTAAAATTTTCGTCATTATAAATGTTAACTCTTTCATTCAAATGTTTTAAGGTATAATTTTGACCGCCGATGTCGTCGGCGATATCGTATAAGGTTGCTATATCCTTACCTTCTCCTTTCCTGAGAACCCTACCAATAGATTGCAGGTTTCTAATTCTGGATTTTGATGGCGAGGCGAACACAATGTTGTGAAGACGTTTAATGTTAATTCCAGTTGAGAAGGTGCCGTAAGAGGCAACGATGATTGCATTGGATTCTGTTTCTGTAATCTGACGAACTTCTTCTCTATCTTCTACATCAGTTCCACCGTGAACAAAAAATAGTTTTCGCTCAGGGTCTATAGTGCTATTTATCAATTCGTAAAGTGGCTCTCCGTGCTTCTCTACATAGTTGAAGAGGACAAGAGTATTTCCTTCTAGATCATTAACTAGATTTTTAATCAAGTTATTTCTACCTTTATGCTCTACGAGATATTCCATCTCGTCATGATATGATTCAAAATGTTGTGGAGCATGTTTACAAAGTAGAACTTTTATCCTAAACTTAGAAAGGTAACCATCTTTAATAAGATCATCTGTTTTTGTTACTTGTTCACACTCACCAAAGAGTCCTTCAAGCACCCACTTATGAGTCTTAGATCCATCTAGTGTACCAGTAAAACCAAATCTATACTTAGCATTATGCAACTTAGTCATGATGCCAGTCAATGATTTACTTTTGAATAGATGTGCTTCATCACCAATGACACAATCTATGTCATCAAAATATCTCTTGGGAAATTTGTAGATAGATTGCCAAGTAGATATTATAATATTCTTATCAGTAACCTTATCCTTACCACTGTAAATCTTATGAATAAAGTCATCAGCGTTCCACCCGTAAGAAACAAAATCATTGACCATCTGCTCAACGAGGGATGTAGTTGGGACGACTATAAGTATCTTCTTTGCGGTGGCAGCATAGTATCTGACTATGGCGTAGATCATCAAAGATTTCCCACTACCCGTAGGAGAAAGTAAAAGTTTTCTATTATATTTGATAGCCTCGTAGACTGCTTTGTATTGGTAGGTGCGAGGTTTTATATTGGAAATTTTATCCATGAAGTGTTTAACACCTGCAGGAGATACAAATTTATTATCATCTTCTATATCTCCATACCAATCATTCTTTTCATACTCTACAATATATTGTTTCTCATCTGCCCATGTCTGTACATGTTTCATTAGACCATGATACAAGTCTCCTGTTGCAGGAGAATATAGACGTATAGTTCCGTCCCAGTATTTGTATCTGGGATTCTTTTTTAAATACTTTGCTTCTGGAACTTCAAATGTAAAGTAGTCCGCTAATTCTCTATGGACGTACTCCTCATCAGAATGAATAGTTATATAAACTTCATTCTTTTTCTTTACTGTAAGATGTGTCATTATTGTCCATTAACAAATTTCTCCCACTCAATGGCACTCTTCACTTGAAAACCTCTGTTTGAAATTTGTTTCATAACTTGATCTAGAAAATATAACATTTGATCTAGATACTTGATCTTTGCTTCTAGGTTGATGATCTCATCATCAGACTCTAGATAGACCTTCATCTTTTCAGTTGTTTTTATATGAGATCCAAATGGTTTAGCAGCATACGTTTTAGCATCTGCTTCACCAGAATAATACTCACGTTTTTCCTTTACTAATTTACGAATTTCAAACTCTAAGGAAGTCTTAATCTGTGATATGTCAGTGTAATGGTTTAAGTATTTATTATGTTGGAAAGGGATGTCTAATGCAAGCTGTCCCAGATCAGCACTATATTGTTTATTTTTAAATTGAAAATCTACATGACTATCTTCTGCCCAGTCTTCTCTTAGTTTTTCAAATTTATTACGAAGCGAATCAAAATTCATAAAGGTCGCATAGATTTATCACGAATAAAGAACTGCTGGTGTTTGAATGTAACCTCTGCAGTTATATACTCTACATCACTTATTGTAGCATCAAATTGCAAATTTGTCAGTGATACAGGGAATAGATCTCTAAACTCTACAACAAATGCAGGGTTATATTGACTAGTAACTATGTGTAGTTGTCCGTCTGTATAGATATCTTTTTCTGGTGTGCTTCTTGCCATTTGATCTGCATTGCCATTATCACGCATCCAACTATGAATAGAGTAATAGTTTTTAAGATCTTCATCTACAATAAAACGTACAGTAAAGTCTCCAAAGCTAACACCACCGCCAGGTATAATAGGCAAACTTCTGAAAGGACTTGATACATCAATACTAGGCATATTAATGTCAGGAACGTTTGCTCCTTGACAAAAGAAATCTACCCCTTCAAACTTTTCCAGTTTAAGGAGATATCCAATTGGATTTAAGAAGTTCCTATTACTAGGTTGTTCTTTATACCACTCTGCTCCGCCTACAGGCATGTCTATATTCTGACTACTCTAGTATTTATGGGTTGTTGGGATCCATTCCTAAACTAATAAGATACTCATCCCACCATGTAACCTTGTGTCTTTTCCATAGAGGTACAGGCAATCCTTTTTCTGCATAGTATTTTTGTACAACCGCATCAATAGTCTCTGCAATTTTCAATTGATTAATCCTCTTCTGTAGAACGTCCATTCGCATGAATAATTTCTTCCAGTTGTTTACGAATAATCTCCGCACGTTTTTTGTCACGTACTTCATTCTTATAACCATATCTTCCAGTTAGTATAGCATAACCTTGAAACATCAAAGACAATACTGAAATTAATATGACAAATAGTAATATCTTATCTGCTGGTGTCACATCTGTCTCAGCAACTCATCCTTTAATTTATCTACTACGTCTTGAACAACACTTACATCAAGACCTAAAAATGGTGGTATCAAACCTAATACTCTAAACAGTCCATCAGCAAACAAAGCTATGAATGCAAACCCCAGTGCCATGCTTATCATACCAGCATTTCTATTGTGCTGATTAATAGCAAACTCAATCATCTCTTCACACTCTTCTCTTGTGAAGGTTTGAGTAGGTTCACTTTTAGGTTGTGATCTTACTATTAGTTTTTTTGGAGAGATTAAATCTCTACCATACTGAGATAATACCATAATTTTTTAAAAGTAGTGGTTTAATAGTTGTCATCTTCATCCTCTTCATCATCCCAGACGATGTAAGGACCATGCTGCATTCGTTTTAGTTTGTCTGTCTCAGCTTTAAATTTTGCTGTTTCAGATAACCAGATGGCAAGTTTGATCACCACGAATACCACCGCTATTGGTGATAAGCATAACAACAGTATAACAGAAGATTGACTCATTGCCAATATTCGTCAAGCACATCAAACACCCGATTTAGATATTTGTTAGCACCGATACATTCCCATTTACCCATTTCAGAAATTTCACATTTATAATGCAGTTCTCTTTTGAGTTGCATGAGCCTGTTGGTCATAGCAACTTTGTCTAGTCTGCCGTTCATATCCTTCTGTATACCTACACTACTATTTAATCATAAAAAAAGGGATCCCGTAGGATCCCTGTTAGTAATTCCTAACATTGTTAGGGTGTTTTCCACAATTATGTTAGATTTGCTACTCTAACTCTTCTGTAGTACTGGTTGATGTTAGCAGTTAATGCTTCAGCATCAGGTGTACCATTAGACTGAACAACAAATGGGTTAGCAACCATACCGTATCTAGTCTTGAAGCCAATCTT